ATTGCGGTGGAATGCCAAATTAGCCTTGTGATCAACTATCTGGGTAACAGCAGCACCATCAAGAGGCAGAGCCGTGATGTTCTGGTTGGCTCCAGCCGCTTCAAATGCTGGTGATACAGGAATAGCAAGAAACTGACCTGAACCATCAGCCGTGTTTTGAGCAGTAACGGTAAACGGCATCAAGAAACCTAGATCAGTCTTGCTGACAGGATTGACTGCGTTGACAGAGGCAAAGGTGATGATGTCGCCTTGCTCCAGAACAGCACTATTTGTCGCCGCATCAACATCAATTACGGCATCCCCCTCGGTTACTCCACCTCCCTCATCTACCAGAGCTGAACCTCCAATGGGAATAGCATTGTTGCTATGCTGCTTGATATTCTGGTCCATAAAGATATCAAAGCCGGCAACGCTGCCAAGAAAGCCTTTCTCAACAACATCGGTTACCTTCTGCTGCCAGAACAATGATTTCAGACCATCAGCCAAGGACCAGTTAGCCGCTGGGTTCAAGACCAATACCCGCTCAGCGTTGGGAACGGCGAACTCATCAAGCTTCTGGGCTACCGCGCCAAGGTCAGTGAAGGCAGTAGGGGTTGTGCCTGCCGTGCCGGCATTGATGAACACATCCTTGTATAGGTCAGCCAAATCCATGTCAATCTGGTTGGCAAGGACGATAGCAGCCGGGCGAATATAACGCTCCGAGAACTGCTCCACGTTAAGGGTGAGTTCCTTGGTGGTGAAGTTCCACGATACGTGCTTGCGTTTATTAATGACAATAGACGTGCTTGTTTCAGCAACGTCCTGGTTGGTGCGGGTCGCTCCATCAGTTACCGTGAACTGTACTGGCTTGCGGATTGTCACCGTGTCACCGATCTTGACAAATTCCTTCTTGTATTCTCGGTGTACTCGGTTAGCAAAAACAGTGTTGTTACGGAGATGGAACAGAGCTTCCCTTGCAACCATACTTGGAGTTACAAAAGTATTAGCCACTTCATTCTCCTTGGATTGTCGCCCGCAAAAGAAAAAGCCCGCCACCGCCGTCGACGGTACGAGCTTAGTCTTTATGCTACGGGCTAGGCTTTAAGCTGGGTGCCCCCAGTGCCTAAAATTGTTTGAAACAGACTTTAATAGCCTGTGCGGCGGCGTCTATCTTCCTCACGCCTGCGGACCATGAAATCTGCTGTGGTTTCGTTGTTTGGATTAGTACTGGGCTTCTCGCCTCCCCCTACCCTGTGTTTAGCTGGGGGCGGAGGCATGCGAGTGGTCTTTGGTTGGGGCGGTCGGTCTGGCTGAGTTACATGGCCGTTGCCATTATCAACAGAATCCGACTGAAGCCTGTTTTTGATAACTACAATCTCGGCAGATTGTTCAAGATCATCAAGTTTGGAAATACGGTCAATCTCTTCAGGATTCTCGGCCAGATAGTGCGTCACATCAGCAAAGCTATCATGGTTGAGTCTGTTCATGGTTTCTACCATTGGTTGGGACACAGCGTTACCTACAAAGGTATAGTCCTCAGCAAAACTGGTAGCGTATTTCCTTATACCTGAGTTGTATCTTGCGTCAATCTGTTCTTGATCCCTTATTCTAAGGGCCTCAGAGTCCTTTTTAGCTCCTTCGACATTGATCTCATGGCGGACAAATGCAGCAGTTCTTTCCACCTGCCAGTCATCCCTGGCATCTATTAAAGCTTCGTGAGGGTCGTCAGACTCATAAAAGTCGGATTTCTGAGGACGTGGTTTAGTAAAAGTAAACTCTTCTCCAGCAGGCTTGGCGGTTGGCGCAGCCTGGATTGGTGCCTGTCTCTGTCTCTGGAGTTGTTGTTGCTGTAAGTATTTGTACTTTCGATCTAAGGCATCATACTTCTCAGCACGTACATGGGTGCGTTTCTTGGGCTTGGAGTCCGAGGAAGGCTCTACCTCGCCCTGAGATCTGGAGTCAGAATCAGCGTCTGATACCGTCTCAATGGGAGCCTCAACCTCTGGCTCTTCTTCAGTTACTATGTTGGCATCCTGGACTTTTTCAGGATCTATATCCTGTCCGCTCATGATGGTACTCCTGGCGCAGGTTGGGCAGAAAGCTGTTCAGGGCTTTTACCTGCTGGTGATGGTGCCTGTCCTGGACCAGCTACGGACTGTCCATTGGTAGGTCCAGCCGTCATCTGGCCAAGGGTTATTTTCTGGAACAGTTTAATCCTTTCCAGAATCTCATCTGCCCCAGCAGTATCAAGATTCTTTATAACAATGTCAATAATGAAAGGAGTTATTGATGGGAAGACGCGCATAATCTCGGTGTAGGCATTGACCAGCTCAACACGGCGAGTAGCAAAGGATGGGCCCACAGTTGAGATAACATCATACTTTCCAAGCCCGAAGTCGTAAATATTAGTCTTGGCTACTGTTTCGGTCAGAGGCTGTCCTTGGAGATCACGGGCTGGCTGTCCATCAGGAGCTAGACGTGGAGACTGAGTAAGCTGGGATTTAGGCACGTCAATGCCTTGAGCTAGGGCGTCGTTGATGTTTCGGCCGATAATGGCAAGGTCTGGTACACCGTCAGTTCCTAGAATACGTAGAATACGAGAGCCTACAAAGATCTTGGGGATAAGATCGATTAAGATACGGCCTTCATAGTCGATTGCGCGGTTAAGGTTATCGACGTAGACAAATGTATTATTGTCTCCCTCACGCTGGCGGGCTAGAATGGCACGGCCAGAGGTTTCATTGCCCTGCTCGCCTGTGTTGGCCTGGAACAAAGTGGTTGTAGCTCTCATACCTTCGCCGGCTATCTGTAGCATGTTTACAGCGGCAGTGCTGGTCTTGGGTGGGTCAATACGCTGGGGCTTATCACCAGGACGCTCAGGATCGGTACTGTAGGGCAGATATCCAAATACCTTCTTGTTGGCCTCACGCCAGGTCGACTCATGACCTTCTACCATGGCCTCAGTGACCAGCCACGGGGATTTAGGCTGTGATCCCATGGTTTCCATCGCTGAAGACCAGGAATAGTTATAGGCACGTTGTGGATCACGCCCAAAGCGGACTACGCCTACCAAACGCTTCTGCCCACCCACGAATATCTCTTGGCCTATCACTGGGATGACTGGTATGAAGCTTCCAGGCCATTCAACAGTCTCATGGATCTCATGAAGGCTGACAAAGTATCGTTTGATGGATGGAATGGAAACCTCACGCTCCTGTCCAGTTTTAGAGCCTCCAAGGGCTTCGATGCGCTCTATTCTGTCCTTTTCAGTGGAATTGGCAGTGGTGATTCGGCCATCATTGAGACGATACTCAAATAGCATCGCATCTTCAAATTCTCTCTTCCAGTAGGTGCCTATGCGAACTTTGTCTTCCTTGGACCAATTCAGGAAGCGGGCGTCATGATGGGAGCCGGGAAGATCGGCAACATGAGCATCTGGGAACCTTACTTTGAACCTGTCTCGCTCAATCCATTCAGTTGCAATGCACCAATTCATGTCGGAGAAATCAAACTCCTTGGTGAAGGTGTCACGATAGACTGAATAGTGATTTTCAATGCGGCGAACAATAATCTCCTGGTCAAAGGATGAATCATCGACATATTTGGTATCTATCTCGTAGTAGCCAAGGCCTCCGATCAGGGCCTGCTGAAAGGCGGTTGAACGGGCTATCTGGGACTTTGACTGATACTCAATCTGGCGGAGAAGGCCGTCAATGACGCGGGCCACCTCTGGATCAGCCGCTGTATCAACAGGGCGGGCTTTGATGGAAACCTTGTTTTGGCGTTGCTCACCAGATAATCCATAGATAAACTTGGGAAACATATTCATGGTCAGGATAGGACGCTCCTGGCCAGGCTGGGTACGCTGTGACTTTGACAGGCTGTCCCACTGATTGCCAATCATGAAATTCTCATCTAGCAATGAGTCATCACGGTCAAGCTTTTCAGCAGATTCAGCAGATTCCAGGTTATCCTGAACTTCGCGGACAAGATCCAGGGTTTCTGACTGATTAGGGTTTTTAACCTCTCCTGGATGTGGACTAGGGTTCAATGGCATCTAATTACCCATCCATGTTTGGTTCCCATCTGGTCTGTCGCCGCCAAAGTAGTTGGCAAAGGCCGGGTCCTGGCGCTGCCGCCGTTTCTTGCTAATACGAACTAAGGATACTCCTTCACCTCCACCCAGCATAGCATATTGGCCAGCTTCGATGGGATGTGAGTACTTGTTCTTGCTAGGCTTATCTTCATAATGCTCCCCCGAGACACGCAGACGACGGTAGCAATAGGCACCATTGAGACCCTTGCGTACAGTAACCATATCAGGACTGATCATGAATTTATGCTTTCTATCCTCCGGAGCCACCCTATACATCAAATGAGTCATGGCCTCTCTTCTCAATACCGGGTCCTGGCTGGGAGCTGGCCTGACCTTGATATCCATGGCAGCTTCTTTGAATATCTTGTTCATGATCTGGAAAGGGGTAGTGCGGTCTATGGCTGACTTTTGAGACCCAGCCGGATCTCCCCAGGCTCTATCAAGGAAGTTATGCCCACGATAATCTGACCTGATTATGTTTACCAAGTGTTCAGCAAATGTGGTAATGCCCATATCCTCGGTGCAGACCTCCCGAAACCATATCCACCTACCATTGGCAAATCTCTGCATGAACACGGCGGCCGGAGTAAGACCAAAGTCAAAACCCATTACGATGGGAACTTTAGGATTGGGGTTAATCTTTTCGCTAGCACAATGAAGCTGGTCAGAGTACTCAGGTATTACCGGGCGGCCTTCCTTGACAAAGCCATACTTGCCACAGTAATAGACGCGGATATGGTCTGGGGCTTTGCCCTGGGCACGCTGCTCATAGAAGTCATCTTCAAGGTTATCTAGGTTTTCGGCATCAGGATTAACAACAAAGACCGGCTTTCCATCGACCGGGGGTAGTTCGATCATGCCTCCAGGCTGAGCATAATAGTCCCATCCTTGTGGTCTATCAGTCTCTGCCATGTTATACCACCAATGGTCTTCATCTGGTGGGTTGGTGTCCATGATTATGCCGCGCCATGTGCAGCCACCTTCACGCTTCGGAGGAAAGCGGCCACAACGGTCATCAACAGCCTCAATAATGGTACGTGGGATTTCGCGGGCTTCATTGATCCAAGCACCAGTAACCTCCAGGGATAATACATTAGCGACATGGTCAGGACGGTCAAGGGCACGAAACAAGAACTCGGCATGGATATCACCGGATTGGACTATTAATTCCATCTTGTTGGTATTAACCCATCCAAAGGCTTCTGGCTTGAACCATTCATGCCATGTTTTGATAGTGGTGTCTTCAAGTTGAGTGTAGGTATTGCGGATTATTACCCAGCGAGTGCGCCTCTTACCCATCCATGGGGCCTGGTTTTGCATGTGGTGCATCAGAGCTATGCAGCATCCAGATGACTTGCCAGAGCCAACAGGACCAAGAATTCCACGCCTACGTACAGTGCTGCACAGGAATTTATCTATGGTTGGGGTTGGTCGGTAGTCTATGGAGACTGTCAATAGGTATCTTCCAATATTTTAGTGCTGTAGCCCCGCTGCCTTAGCAATCTAGACATTGCATAACGAAGTAGCTCTTTAACATCCTCAAGGCTGTCATGGCTGTGAACGGAAGATCTTAGAACCTTATCATTAAGGTAGAACATCAGGGAGTTTAGCTCTATCTCTGGCAGTGGGTCCAAATCCCTAAACCACTTGAAACCCCATCCAATAGTTCCAGTTTCTACTATTACCGCATTATAGTCATTCATCAGTAGCTCAACCTCTGTTTCTTCTTAGGCTTTTTCTTTGTTGGCATCTTGGCCACCTCCAAACTTCTCATTCATGGCCTTGCTAGCATCGGCAAAGCTTGAGAATGTCATTACCCTGGAGTCAAGGAACATGCCGGCATCATCCTCTCGGTCCATCTCAACAATGAAGCCTCCGTTGTCAGAGGGCTTAATAGAAGCGCGGCGGACCTTACCTTCACCTTGCCTCTTGCGGCGTTTCATGAAGGCAGCGATAGGTTCAGGCTTATGCGTCATGAACATTCCTTATATTGGTAGTCTGGGACATTGACAACCAAGCTATGGCATCTTTGCCTTGTTGTTCTCCGGTGGATTTGGCCCGCGTCTTACCCTAGTGCTTTCAGGGAAGCTATAGGGATCGGTGCCAATGGAACCTACACTGTTGAGGCTTGTTCCTGGCCCACCGGGGCTAACACCGGTTATCTTGCTGGTTCCCCGGCCTACATTGCTGAGTTGCTTGGCTTCTTTGCTTGGCATACATCCTCCTCATGTTAATATTCAGGGTCTCAAGTAGAAAACCGCTATCCCATGTGATAGGCATTGGAAATCTGATCTCATCTGACGATAAAACCTTCAACTTTTTCCTGGCCTCCTTACGAGTCATCCTACCCTCCTATCGTAGATAAGTCCCGCCAATACTGAAAGTAAATGGTCCTGTGACAATTGTAGAGGTAATCCGCCAAACCCTGGGAATGATGTCGCTTTCCTTACGATTGGCTACCTCTGTCAGGCCTGGGTAAATAGTCAGGGTATCTATTCCCGTGGCTGCCTTCTGAGCAAAGGCCGCACCAGCCATATCAACGTACTTACCAGATACCGGGTCTTTCATGGCCAGTTTTACGTCCAGAGTCCCGCCACCATCCACCGTTATGTCCAGAAACAGGATCACGCCCCTGGATTCTTTCATGGTTTCAAAATCCTGGGTATTAAAGGTTGCTGTCTGGGATTTGCTAGGTAAAACAGTGAAATCAAACGGGTGCGCCGACATGGTTTCTCC